ACAGGTTCGATGTGAAAATTGCTCCCATGTGGATTATGAGAATAAAAAGTGCAAATTGTATTCAGCATTGAATAGGCTTGATCCTTATAAGTTCAACCTCATGGAAGATATTGACTTGAATGGCTGTTGCAATGCTCAGACGCCAAGCAACCAGGAGAAGTAAAATGAAGTTGATAAAAGAAATGACCCAAGAGGTTACCGTATTGACAGAAGCCGACGCCACATCAGGCAAGAAGTCCTATTTCATCGAAGGGATTTTCATGCAGTCGGAACAAGCCAATAAGAACCGTAGGAAGTATTGCTTCGAATCACTCAACCGTGAAGCGAAGCGTTATCATTCTCTCTACATCAAGGAAAATCGTGCCTTTGGTGAACTGGGTCACCCAGACACACCAACCATCAATCTTGAGCGAACCAGCCACATGATCAAGGAACTCCATGCAGACGGTCATGACTTCTATGGTAAAGCCAAGATCCTCGATACCCCATATGGCAAAATCGTTCAGTCCCTATTGGATGAGGGAGCCAAGATTGGCGTTTCGACTCGTGGTTTAGGTTCAGTTGTTCAGGGTCCTGATGGTATCTACCTTGTTCAGGACGATTTTCAATTGGCTACAGCGGCCGATATTGTGGCAGATCCTAGTGCCCCCGATGCCTTTGTCCGAGGTATCATGGAAGGCAAAGAGTGGACATATGTTGAGGGACGCTATGTTGAACAAGACATTCAAGTGGCCAAGAAAGCCATTGTCGCTGCACCTAGCCGTCAGATCAACGAAACTGCCGTGCGCTTGTTTTCGGAGTTTATGAGGAAGCTCTAAGGACTCGCAAAATCCTCGATTTTATAAATAACACTACGCGACATAACAAGGAGATTTTACATGAAGAACGCACAAACATTACAAGAAGCCGCAGCAGAAATCCTCAAGGGAAGCTTGTCTAGCGCACCAGGTATGCCGACAGCAAAGCTTCAGGGTTCTGAGATCGAAGATCTTGGTGGTGACACGCCAACCGAGCACAGCGACGAGAAACTTGACGTTGGTGCAAAGGAAGCCACCGCACCAGGCAAGGCAGCAGCATCCGACACCAAGGCCCCATTACAGGCCGTAGCAGGTAAGCCAACAACCGCAACTGACCCAACCGACACTGGCGAAGCCGCAGCAGATCAAGCTGAATTGGAGCGCCGCATTGAAGCAGGTCTTTCGGAGGGTGATCTCCGTGAAGAAGAATCACAGGAAAATTGGAAGCAAAGCTTGGCAGAAGACGTTGCTAAGATTCTTGCCTCTGAGACAAACCTACCAAGTGAATTTGCCTCAAAGATCGGTACCATTTACGAAGCCCGCGTGACAGACAAGGTGATGAGCATTCAGGAAGCATTGGAAGCTGGGTACGCCGAGAGGTTTGAAGCCGCCGTGCTTGAAGTCCGTGATTCATTGTCAGAGCAAGTCAACGATTATCTCAACTATGTGGTCGAAGAGTGGATGAAGGAAAACGAATTGGCCATCGAAAAGGGTCTTCGTTCAGAGTTGACAGAAGAATTCATCGGATCACTCCGCAATGTCTTCCTTGAACACTTTATCGACATCCCATCCGAGAAGGTTGACCTCGTTGACGAACTCGCCACGAAGGTGGAAGAGTTGACCAGCGAATTGAACGAGGAAGTTGCCAAGTCTGTTGACCTCAAGAAGCAGCTCGGCGAATCCAAGAAGTCAGAAATTCTCAGCAGTGTTTGTGAAGGATTGACACAGACACAAGTTGAAAAAGTTCGTACACTCGCAGAGAGCGTCGAATTCACCGCAGAAGGTGATTACACCACAAAGGTGTCCACAATCCGAGAGAACTACTTCCCAGTTACCAGTGGGAAGAAGACAGTTGACAGTAACGCAAGGATGCTCACAGAAGTCACCGAGATTGCTGACGAAAAGGCAATCGTGACTGATGCAGGAGTCGCGTCTGTTGTGGCAGCATTGTCCAAACAGTTGAAGTAATCACCAATACCATTCACAAGGAGTATAACTATGTTCATGTCAGAAGGTCTAGAGAAGAAGTGGGGAGCAGTCCTCGACGTTGCTGGTCTACCAGCAATCACAGATAAGCACAAGCGAGCAGTCACCGCAATCATCCTTGAGAACCAGGCAAAAGCCCTTTCAGGCGATGCCCAGATCCTCAACGAAGTCGCACTCAACGCGACAGGTGGTGGTTTGACCGGTACCGCAACCGCAACAGGTCCAATGGCAGGTTACGATCCAATCCTTATCAGCTTGGTTCGCCGTTCATTGCCTAACCTTATTGCGTATGACATCTGCGGCGTTCAGCCAATGACTGGTCCTACTGGATTGATTTTCGCAATGCGCTCAAACTACTCCACACAAGCTGGACAGCGCAATGACGAAGCATTCTACAACGAAGCCAACACCGGTTTCACTGGTAACGTCACGGCACAGTCCGCACTGTCCTTGACTGCATCGGGTAACACCGCAGACGTGTTCACAATCGGCGCAGGTCTTCGCATCGGTGGTATGACCACAACAGTTGCAGAAGGTTTGGGCGACGGCGGCCAGGCATTCGCAGAAATGGGATTCTCAATCGAGAAGGTTACCGTTACTGCAAGAACACGCGCATTGAAGGCAGAATACACCCTTGAATTGGCCCAGGACTTGAAGGCAGTTCATGGTTTGGATGCTGAGACAGAATTGTCCAACATTCTTTCAGCCGAAGTGCTTTCCGAAATCAACCGTGAAGTTATCCGTACCATCTACTCGGTCGCCAAAATTGGTTGCCAGGTTGGTACAACCGCAGCAGGTACATTCGACCTCGACACCGACTCAAACGGTCGTTGGATGGTTGAAAAGATCAAGGGACTCGTGTTCCAGATCGAGCGCGAAGCGAACACAATCGCCAAGCAGACTCGTCGTGGCAAGGGTAACGTGGTCGTTTGTTCTTCAGACGTTGCATCAGCCTTCGCACTCGCAGGAGTCTTGGACTATGCTGGCGCCTTGAAGGATAATGTGGCCCTGAACGTGGATGACACAGGCAACACCTTCGCGGGTACCTTGCTTGGTCGTTACAAGGTCTACATTGACCCTTACTTCCCAGCCGCACAGACCCAGGAATTCGCCGTGGTCGGTTACAAGGGTTCCAATGCGTTTGACGCAGGAATCTTCTACTGCCCATACGTTCCTCTACAGATGGTTCGCGCCATCGATACCGCAACCTTCCAGCCAAAGATTGGTTTCAAGACCCGTTATGGCTTGGTTGCTAACCCATTCGCCGAAGGTGGAGTACAGGGTTCAGGTGCCTTGACCGCTCGTGCGAACATGTACTACAGAGCAATGAAAATTGCCAACATTGCATAAGCGATTCTGTAAGGTAGCATAAATTAGGGGGAACTCCGAAAGGGGTTCCCCTTTCTTTTTGTCTTGACAACCCCCGATAAATAGTATATAATGCGAGGATACATCATATGGGGGGTAGAATCATGACTGTTTGGGTCCTTGTGTTGATCCTGGTCAATCCTGTCTACGGGTTCAGTACGGTATATGATATACCAAAGCCGGGAACCTCATACTGGTATGATACCTTTGATCTGTGTATAGGTGAACAAGAATCAGTCAGAAAAGAATTAAGTGAATCGTTCCCTTACGCGACAGACTTCATGATCAAGTGCCAGAAACGAACAATCCCCCCTCTAAAACCCGCAGCAGCGAGTACTCAGGTCAACTACAATACCCTAATCACTCACTGGGTGGGGTCTAGGCACCCAGGCGAGGCGTTCAAGATCAAGGTTGATATGATTAGGGTCCTACACAATGCTGATGGAACTAAGAGCAATATCCTAGCATTCCAGGTGTTTGCCTACTTCGAAGACACCAGCGAATCTTATGTGTTATTCATCAAGAATGACGAAGTGACCGCCTGGGTTGGGATTGGTGAAGCCCCCTATGAAGAAGAGACCGAGGACGTAGGGGAGTTTGTCCGTCCCGAAAAGGAAACTGCGTGAACAGATATATACTCTTGTGATCCAAAGAAGATTATCAATTTGTTAAAGGAAGTCAAATATGGCCATTCCGTCTATTCCCCACACTCCTCTAAATCCCAATACCTTACACCCTAATAAGTTCATCGTGAGTTTCAGTGCGATTCCCACGATTGAATATTGGGCACAGTCTGTCAACGTGCCTGGTATCTCGATTGGTGAAGCCCTGCGTGCTACACCGTTCATCGATCTATACTCACCAGGAGACAAACTTATCATCAACCCGTTTGCCATGACGTTCCTCGTGGATGAAGACATGAAGGGTTGGTTGGAAATCTATACATGGATGAGGGCTATGACCTTCCCAGTAGATTTCAAAGAATACAAGGACCTCGATAAACGTCCTGGTGTATTTGCAGCAAAACCACAATTCTCTGATGCTACACTTCTTATCCTCAACTCCAAGCAATTGCCTAGCATTCGGGTGAAATTTGTGAACTGTTTCCCAACACAACTCACAGACCTTCTCCTATCAGCTTCTGCGGGTCCCGATGATCCCCTCACAGCAGATGCCGTGTTTCGATTTGATATCTATAGCATTGAAAAACTGTAGTTGACTTCCACCCATCACTGTGTTATAATGGGTCAACATGAACTCTTCCCACAATTCCATATCGGGGCCATTCTATTGTCCTAGGTGCCGTAAATACTACCTCAAAAGTGAACCCGCTATCTCCTGTTGTGTAAAACACGCACCGGGAGATTGTTGTCACTACGGCGACCGAGAAGTTGAGGAACCTAATGATTTTGGATACTAAAAATCCTTCTGCGGCTCAAGTGGATGCTCTCTTAGCAGACTGGGCTATCGATGCCAAGATGGATCGTCTTGAGCCAGCCGAAGAACTCAGAAAAATCCCGACCCTCCATGCAAAATACCTCAACATACTCAGTTGCCACCGCAGAGCCTTCCAGGAGGGTGAACGAAGGATGGCAAAACTACGTCGGATCAAGTATGAGTATTTCACAGGTCGGCTGGATCAAGACACCCTCAAAAAGTATGGTTGGGAATCCTTCCCCTTCACACTCAAGGGCGACATGGCTACCTACATGGACAGCGACAAAGACTTGCTCAATGCTAAGGCTGTTCTCGCAATTCATCAAGAAATTGTCGAAGTTGCACAATCGATCATCAAAGAACTAGGCTCACGTACCTATCAACTCAAGGACATCATTTCCTGGGAAAGGTTCATCGGTGGAAGTCACTAATCTTTTTGTCTCAAAAAAGAATGAATCGTTCATCCAGGTCACTTGCGATGGGGCTATCGATCAAGAGCTATCGGAGTATTTTGCCTTTTTTGTTCCTGGTTACAAGTTTCAACCCCTCTTCAAGAGTGGGTCGTGGGATGGAAAGATTCGTCTCTATGACCGACGATACAAGTCCTTACCTTTCGGCTTGTGTGGGCACTTACAAAAGTTCGCTACAGACAGGCAATACTCCATCTTGTTTGATGATGCCGTTCTCCTTACTACAAACTACTCCGTCGCTGAGGCAAAGGCGTTTGCCGACTCATTGAAACTTCCTGTTGAACCCCACGACTATCAACTCAACGCATTTGTGAAAGCCATTCGCAATCGTCGCTTGCTCATTGTGAGCCCCACAGCTTCAGGCAAATCGCTTATCATGTATCTGATTGTTCGACAGCTTCAGCAGAACCACCATAAGGGACTCATCATTGTCGGCACCACTTCGCTCGTGGAACAGCTCTACAAGGAATTCAAGGATTATGGATGGCAAGCCGACAAGTTTGTCCACCGAATCTACTCAGGAAAAGAGAAGAGGTCTGATCTTTTTCTGACCATCTCAACATGGCAAACACTCCACACTCTTCCACCTGAATACATGAAGCAGTTTGATTTTGTGATTGGAGATGAGGCCCACCAACACAAAGCCAAGTCACTCAGCACTATCCTTGCCAACCTCTCAAATGCTGATGTACGAGTGGGCACAACAGGCACATTA